AAAAGAGGGAAAAAATTCCCCCTACCCTTCAAATATCCCCTATTTTACTAGTTATTTTTTCACTTAAAATTTCAAGTTGTGAATATCTTTAATTAAACAACATTAACCCATTGACTGCCTGACCATATTAAAGATATAGCCCCGTCAACAGGTAAAATTTTATCAGCGCCAATTGCCGTATTATAAGTAGAACCGTGTTTAACAGTGACATTAAACGTTGAATCGCTATTTCTAATGGTTAATCGTTGACCTAAAAGCACACCTGGAGGAATAGAACCTAAAATTTTATCACTTGTTAACGGCTTTACACGAACATATATATTTTCATTCGCTATACCTTTTGTTGCTAACACTGTATTATCACTTGATAAATCTTGAAATATAGCCCCTGTTGCTTTTGTTGGTGAAACGTATGAATACATAAGTGTTGAAAAATTGACAGGATTTAAAATAGTTGCATCTTGATCTATTTTAATTTTTGTTACGTTAAACGTTCCAGTTCCTACCCCTAGAGAATCTACAACGGTTGCTAACCCTTTTCCTTCTGTTACAACATTTATTCTTTCACCTGTAACAAAAGCCGTTTCATGAGACAATCTAATTAACTTTCCATCTGCAACGACAGCATTTGCTATATTAAGTTCTACATCTTGTAAATCAACTTTTACATTTGTACCTGTAATATCAAGTATGCGGTATTGTGCGTTATCAGAAAGGGATGTGAATTTACTATTTTTCACTTTCAATAAAGCATTATCAAAAAGCAAAAAACCTTGATACCCTTTCATGATAAATTCCGGGTTATTCACCAATGATACAACTGCATTTTCAATATAGTTCCCTACAGAACCATAACTTTCAAATTTACCACCACTTACATAAACATCCCTAACTTTTACCCCTGCATCTGAACGCCCTTTTATATATAAAGATTGTTCCACGTTATCCGTTGAACAGTTTATTAATTCAATCCCGTTTGTGGTTCCTGCATATTGTTCAAATATATAAAATCCTTGTCTTGTATTTTTAGCACTACAATCAACGAATTTTATTTTTTTAGCCCTCGCTTGGAACCCGGCACCACTACCACTAGCACCGGCAACATTTCCGATAGCATGACAATTTAAAAACGTAATGGAATATGCTTCTTCATGCACATCAAACGGACTATTAGAACAACCTACGCCAAATGAATCAACAATGGTTATTGTTTCAGTTTTTCCATAATTCTCTATGGTTGTACTACCAGGTTCAATATAGCCGGTAGACGTTGTGTAGCCATGCCTACAATTGTTAAAAGTAGAATTGTAAATAACACCATTCCCGCAAGAAGAATCATTAATGCCGTACCCGTAACGTCCTTTAATCGGTTCATTACGACAATTGTTAGCATCTACTTTAGCACGATAATCATAAACACCCATTAATAAAACAAATGAATCATAACTATTCGCACAACTAATATCAATTCGTACTTTTTCGGCAGCGATAAACCGAACTAGTACACGGTTCCATACTTCACTTTCTCCTTGTGTAGCTACATCAAAATGTAACCCGTCCATTTTGAATGTAATGTTTTTTAATTTAGCAAGACGGATATTTGTAGTATATGTTTCTCGTAATCTACCGGACAAATAAACATCATTACCGGAAATATAATATACTTTTGCAAATTCACCTTTTCTCTTTTTTGTTGTTGCTGTTCCTCCACCTTGAAAGGAATTTTCAATTTCATCATCAGAAATAACTTTCACTGTATCACCAGGTTTTAAATTTGTTTGCGGTGAAGAAAGGGTAATTTTAGCTACGTTTGTCAACGTGTTATTACCCTGCGAAAAGTCATAACTTACATTCGTTATAGAAGAAACAACTGAGACAAAATCCCAACCGCCTGTAAATGTGAAAACACTTTGATTTTTATTTTGTATGATGGTTGCACCTATTCCTAAAACCGTAACGGATTTACCGGAAACAGACACATTATTTATATAATAGGTGTTTCCATAAGGAAAAACTAATACACCTTTATCATTCAATGAATTTAATGCCCGTTGACATCTTCCACTATCATCCGTTTCACCAGCGATTTTATCAAATGATTCAATGCTAATTCCAACAATATCTAAAATTTTATCGCTTGCATCATCTAAATTTTTCCGCGTTATAAACGGTAATCCTTCACCGCTTCCGATCATATTTTCTTTTATTCGATTAACCAAAAGGTTACACCCCCTTAAATTGGTTTGTTATCTGCAATCGTTGCATTTGTTGCGGTTGATTGTATCGGATTTGTTAATGTTTTCGGGTAATAGTTTTTCGTGAATACCAATGAATCAACGGCAGAACTAGCCAATAAAACAGCATTTAAAGAGGTATCTTTAATTTTGTTTCCGTCCACGATAACCCCTATATTACTAGCTCCTTGAAAGTTAAATGCATTTTGCGTAACATCTAAAATTTCATTTCCGTAAAAATGAAGATGTGATACATTTTGATAGGCGTTAAAACCGTGCCTACCTGCTTTTCTTATAACGTTTCGTTGTGTGGTAATGTCGCTGCATGAATCTGTAATGGTAATTGCATCGGTTGTTTGTGACGTTAAATCATTTTTGTTTGTTATATCAATTTCTTTTGATTTTGTAATGTAAATACTATTTGTGTACCCGTTTATTGTGTTATGATCTAATACCCCAACACTCACACCGGATAACGTAATTCCCGGCCCGTCTATCGCTACAATATCACAATCACGAACAGAAAAATTTGTTTTTGTTACTTGATCATGAGCAATAAAAACACCGTTCCGTGCTTTAATTTTTGTTTTTTCAATGTATAAGTTTGTGTACCCGTTTGATACAACGCCCGTATGTGTAACGTTTCGATAATCACAATCATTAATAAAAATGGTATCTGCAACTGTGACGGTAGGTGAAGAATGGGTACCAACCCCAACGGGCCATGCATTTGCTACATTTGATGCACCTGCTTCACACCCTGTAATATGAATATCTTTTGAAAGGTCATTTCCACCGTTTCCGAAATACGGAAAACCACTAGTAGTACCGGATTCAATTTGAATGGATTCAGCAAACCCCCGTGTCGCTGTATTGTCGATAAATCCAAAAAATCCGCAATACTCCACATACGCTTTTTCAATCGCTGCTAGTTCCATTCCATGCGAATAGTTAACGTTATATACTTTTGCATTCCGAACCGTAATATTTTTGGCATATCCAAATGCAAAGCACGAACCGTCATGATCAATTAAATTACCCCGTACATCCCAATTGCCACCATCAATTAAAATGTCACTTTGCCCTACTGCATCCCCTTTTGTGCCATTCTGTAGCATATTGTTTGTATGGTACCGGTACAAAGTAGCGTTTTTATTCACAATCATCTTCAAGCCTTTTTTAGCAATTAGAGTTTTTTCTAAATAGAAATTCCCTTCCGGTACAACTACCCAACAATCTAATGCAGAACATTCATCAATTGCTTGCTGAATCAAAGAAGCCGCATTACTTAATACGTTTTTTGGAACCCCGTAATAATTGACTACATCCCGTACATTTACCACGCTGTTTTTCGATACATCTTGCAATTGTTGCTGCAGCACATCCCCGTTTTTTAATTTGAATACATCTAACGGATCAAACCCGCCTACTTCATGGCCTGTTGAATGGCCTGTATACATCGAAACAGCACTTTTAAAATATTGAATAACTACATTTTGGTCTTTTTCTAATTTATCTGTATCTTTCATTCGCAATGTATATGGATCTACCCAGGTAAAAGAATCATATTGTGGTGCTCCATCGATTAAGAAAAGTACTACACTTTCTAAACTGTCACATTTCCCTGTTGGTGTTAAATCAATAATTTGTTGATTTTCAGTTGAAATAAATGAACGTGTTACTTTTCGGTTTGCCGGTGCTAGCGAATCTAAACGGGCTTTTAAATTCGCAAATTCTCCACGGGCCGCCATCACTTCGTTATCTTGACTGGCTCTTTCTAATAGCTTCAATTGTTCTTGTATATAGACAATCTTTGAATCTATATCAGTGAAATGTTTTGATTGTTCTAAAACCCGTTCACTATTCTGTTTCATATCACTAACATTTGATTTTAAAGAATCAACGTCTGAAAAAATGGTAGTTGCAAATTTATTAATCCATTCCACAAACGCAATTCCTAGTTTTGCGGTTTTCTCAAATGGTGGTATCATTCGCACTCACTCCTTTATTTGTTTTCTAATGCTGTAAGACGGTTTAAAATATTTTGAATGGTTGCATTGTTGTTTAAATCAACAATTGCTAACCCGTTTGCATCTACCTGCAAATTATTTAACTTTTGAAATAACTCTTTGCTTAATAACCCGTTATTCAAGGCGGTTGCTAATGGAACCGACACACTCCCATCTGAACCAACGTTTAAATTTGATAATTTAATATAATCAGATGCACTCATTAACCCGGCATTTGTGGCATTTGCTGTTGTGAAAGGTAATTGCGATTCTTTCACTTGTCCGGTTGCTTTACCTAAATCAACTGAAATATTTGCCGTGTCAACTGCTGTAGACTTTACTTTTTTCGTGTTCGGATCATAAATAGCGTTAAACGCTTTTGTTGCATTTCGATATTGAGAAATAATAGAAGAAGCTTTGCGTTTGACTTTACCTAACGTGAAAACCGGATCTTTGTTTTCATCTTCATAATCTTCAATATCAACCACCCGTACCCGTATATCAATATCAAACGGATCAATAATACACCATACATAGTCCCCTTTTCGTACGTCCCGTAAATCCATATCAGCTAATTGTGTAGCTGTTAACCGAATACTAAAATCTAATGTATCAGTTAAATCGTTAATTAAACGTTGTCGTAACGTAGCAGAACTTTTATACCGATCATCATAAACAGGATCAGCTATCAATGTTCCGTACACTTCTGCTAACGGGCTAGTGTATTCCGCAATGTAGTAATATGAACCATCCGGGTTTTGTGTGGAGAATCCTTTGATTGTGGTTCTTAGGTTTGTTGTATCAATTTCTTTTTGTGGCCCACTAATATTAAATTCGTACCGCATTTGCTTGTCCGTGATACGTCCTATTTCTTTTGCTACAATAACTTCACTATCTGTATAATCAAATTCCCCTTTAATCATGTTTGTTGTAAAGTCTTGTAGCAATGCCAACGGGTTATTATTACCGAAATTTTCAACCGTGATTTTGTCCGGTAATCCCGTTTTATCTAATCGGTATGTGTAACCTGTACCCTGTAAAATAAACGTCAATATTTCGTCCGGTGTTTTATCCCCTGTAATGGTTGTATAGATCCGGCTTCTTAACTTCATATTTTGATAGAAAATATGATCCGCAACAATTGATTTTCGTGCAAAATTACCCGTAGTTACTTCACTAATGTTTTCAATGACATATGTTTCATTTTCATAAATCAAATACGTTTTATTTCGTAATTCCCGGTACCCTTGAAAATTTTGTTCTTCTAATAAAATATCTACTTTTATTGTACGGGCCGCATTTTCTGTACTTACATTACGGGTGACTTTATACCGGCTCAATGGAAACATTTCACCTACTAGGTTTTTAACATACAAATCACGCAACTAGACACCCCCTTTTAAATGTAATAAAACTTAAAATCAAACTGAATACTAAATGAATTACTAGCACCATAAATTTCAAAATCATTCCACCCCGTAGCCAATGAAATACGTTTGTGGTTTGTATAACTAAAAATATTTGTGCTGTTTTTGTAATGGTTAATACGGTCTAAAATAATTTGATCTCCTGCGTCCGATGTACCATAATAGGCGAACACATCACCCGTTGTCATGTTTTTAATCACTAAATTGTTTGATGCACCAGTGTAGATGATCCGCAACGGTAATTTTGACGGATCTAAATACACACCAGCATTATAAATTTTAAAACGGTTTGTTACATGTTTATAAAATAAATTTTCATCTGCCGGTATGTTCATTCCTGCTTGCCATTTATCTTCTGCAAATGTGAAATCATCAAGCGTTGAACCTACAGATTGACAATAGGTACTAGGTGATAAAAATGTAAGATCGAACCTACCCGTTCTAGGATTGATGTACTCTATATCAAATGTACTGTTTACAACGGCCCTCCATTGCTTACCAGGTTGCCGTGAATCAATTAATGTTACTTCTTCTTTTGTGGCAAATAATGCATTTAATTCACTTTTCAATAACTCTAATAAAATATGTGTGCTCTTTTCTGTAGAAAAAGAAACTTGTATTTCCCTTGATCCAAATGTTGAACCGGTTCGGATGGCTCCATCATATAGATCAATACTTTCTAATTGATGATTATGTGAAACAGATTGAGGCCTGAATTTTAATAACTTCAGGCCGTAATCAGATGTATAAATGGTTTGTTCATTCTTCTTTATTAAAAGATCCATGTAATCACCCTCTTAACCGATCTTCTATATCTATTTGTTGCGTTTGCCTTGTTTCAACAGCTTCAAAAATAGCTCGTCCGTCCATATTGACGTTAATTTTTGTGCTTTTTGCTAGTAATTGAATTAAATAGCTTGTTTGTTCCATCAACAAACTATTTTGTTCTTTTAAAATATTAATCATTTCTTGGTTACTTCCTGCATTACCTTGTGAACTTCCATTATCACCGGATGGAATAGCTGGCGTTTTTCCTTTTCCGAACATCCCTAATACTTCCCCGGCTTGTGTCCATAACATACGTGCTCGATCACGGTGTTTTTCCAATGGTATGATCATTTCACGTTTGTTACCTTCACCAACGGTTATATCTTGCTCATTATCAATTAAACCGCCACGTTCATATTTCCTTTTTCCTGTCGGCCCCCACCCTCTAGGTGATGAAGGTAAATCAGTACGCCATTTTGTGTTATTGAAAAAGGCTAATAATTGATCATACCCATTAAATATATTACCGTGTCCTTTAACACGGTAACGCGCGAAAGTAGATGGCACATATTGTAAAAGTCCACGGGCCGGTGTTCCACGTCTCATGTTCACATCTTTCACGGCAGAACTTTGAATAATGTTCGGATCACCTTTTGATTCCCGGTGGATTTGTGAAATGATTCTATTTAATTGATTTGCATTCATAGATTCATTCATTTGTGCGGCAGCTTTTACCACTTGCCCTCTCCATCTTTCAGCACCTTTACCACTTGGGCCGCCACCGCCAATACCACCAGGGCCGTTAAAATCAGCGTGTACATGGTCTGTATGGGGATTTTTTCCCCCTCCACCGTATGCTCTCCATGCCTTACCAACACCAGGGCCGGCTATACGATGGTTATAAATGACGTAACCTAAATTGTTTGCGGTTTTACGTAAATATTCCGCAATGCTTGCCATTGTTTGCTTTGATCCACCTATATCAAATGCTTGACCATAAGCATGTTTACTTTTCGAACTACCACCTACCATGTTACGGTTTGAATAACCACCCATAAAATGAGTTTTACCAAACTTACTTTTGACAGCGTTGTACCATTTTTCAACATATGGTTGCATACCACCCATGCCTGAACCTGGCCCTACAACGCCCGTTGTTCCTTCACCATCACCGCCAAATTGTCCCATCCAATCATCTATTAAAGTTTGAATCTTTCCAATGGCTGCATCTTTAATACGTCCGGTAATACTTCCGGTTGCTTTTGTGAAGTAATCCGGTAGTAAACTATCTGTTAAACCACCCACTTTTTTAGTGACTGAATCCCAAATAGCCCCCGGCCCTTCCATGATTTTGTCAAAATAATCACCGACACCGCCCTCATAACCAGGTATCTTATTACCATCAAAACCATACTTCTTTAAAAATTGTTCTGTTCGGTTGTTTGGTAATACAGATGAACCAGGTTGTAAATAACGTAATTCTGAACCACTATTACCGGATAGATACGTTCCTTTTCCTGGCTCATGAATTAACTCCCGGCCTTGCTCTGACGTAATGGCCCAACCGCCCGGATGCCCTCCGTTTGGTGTACCTGTTGCCCGTCCACCACCATTGTGAGTTTTCCCTCCATACGTATCACCTTTTTTGTGGACGTTTTTACTTTTTGGTTCCACACCGAAAATTCCTAAAATATCATCCCATACTTTAGAAACTTTTGACCACATTTTGTCCCAACCATCAGCCACTTTACCCGTTTCACTATCAATCCATTTCCCGTGTCCTTTAGCTTGCGCTTTAGCTTCTTCTACAACTTTTTGATGCATAGCTTCTGCTTGTCCAACTGATTCGTTACGTGTTCTTTTTGCATCTGCTATTAATTTCTTTGCTTGCGCTGCTGAAATTTGTCCAGTAACATCACGCATATATTCAATGTTGTGAACCGTTTCTTTATATTGAGCATTGGCATGTTTAACGGATTCTGTTTTTTGCTTGTATGAATTTTGGATTACTTTGGCAGCTTGACGGGCCGTGATTTGCCCAGCAGCATTTTCCAATCGTCCTAAAATCATTTTTTGCTCTGCTTCACTTTTAGAAAGTGTTTGAACAGCAGAATTACGCATCTGTTCTTGAATACCCTTAATTGTTAGATATTCAGATTCATATATTTCACGGTGTTCATCTTTTGCTTTTTGGTAAATACCTTTAATTTTCGCTTGATACCCTTCAATTTTCGCTTTTTCTTGCCCGTGCCATGTGTCCATATTTGCTAATACTTTCGCTTCTTCTGCAGATGATAAAGCAGATGTATCAGCAAAGAGTTTTTCTGCCATTGAATACTCTTTTTTGTAGCGAGAATCTAATTTTCCAACGACTTGACTTGTCATGGCATCATACTTACCCATCATAGTTGCCATGTTTTGATCTGTAATGACTTGTTGTTTTGCGTACATGCTCATTAAGGACGTAGACGCTTGTTCATCTAACTTCATATATGCGCCTAATGCTTTTGCGGTGCTCTTTGAAACACCTTCGGCAAATAGATCTGCTTTTGGTATGACTTCATCATACATACTTTGAATTTTCTTACCTGCTCCAACAATTTCTAATATAGCACCACTAACAGGGTTCGCATACGCTAAAAATTTCACAAACGGGTTTTTATCAAATGTCGCTTGTACCTCGTCCCAATTTTTCCACAACAAAACGGTTCCGGCAGTTAACGCCGCAACACTTGCAATACCAATTCCCACCGGCCCGGTTAATGCGGC